GCCACCATCGCCACAGAAGCCAAACAAGCCACCTACAGGGCATTAAAAAAGACCCTGTGGGCAACAGCACCACACAGGGTCTAATAAGGGCACAGGGCTTATTCTATAAGGTGAAGCCGAAAAGTGCAAAAACAGAGAAAAAAAAGAAAAAATCACCAATTAAGACTTTTTAACAAAAATAATTTGGTGGATTGAAAAAATCGATGTATCTTTGCACCGTGATTCAGAAAATGAGTTTAACGATAAAAAAATAAAAATTATGGTTACAATAAAATTTATCAATGTAAACGGCAAAGGTCAAATGACCGTAAAAGATAGCCAAAAAGAAAACGTTATCAATAGTTTGTTAGCAGTTGGTTACGGTATTCTTGGAATCGAATAGTAAGTTTAACGCCTGTGGTGTAAAAGCCACAGGCACAAAATAAAAGGCGTATGGATACAAAGAAGAAAGAAGAAGCACTTATGATGTTGCTTCAAGTATTGAACAAAGCCTGTGACGATATGGACTATATTTCACAGGGTTTGAACTCAGAACAAAAGGACTTGTTAAATGCCGTAAATGATACGGTTTTTGATGCAAGAAACGTGGTTCAAGATAAGAAAGATAATCTGTTAGTGAGTAAACTTCAAGAAGAGTTCACACAGGTTCTTGACTTTTTATCAGAAAACGGACTGATTGGTAAGTTTATAGAACACAAAAGTCGATACGATGAACAAGAAAGAAAAGATTGAGGTGGCAGAATCCACCTTTGCAATTGTCCTTTGGATGGCTATTTGCTTTACAGTTTTATGCGTCTTTGGCTCTTGCAAGACATCACATGACGTTGAAGCAGCAGGACGCACAGTTATAGTAACAACAGACACCACAGTGGTAAATCACAGTGGTTACATTAAAATTCAGAAGTGATGGAAGACAGAAACGATTATCAGGAAAACTTGTTTAATGCTTTGACCGCTCTCAATGGTCTTATGCAGACAAGAGAAATGTGCAACGACGACAAAGCAGTTATCAAGGTAAACAGATTCCGCAAATGGTTGATCGACCTAATAGAATCTGACAATGTAAGTGAATAACAGTTTATAATAAGTTTAACATTTAAATTTTATCAATTATGTTTAGTTTTAGTAACAAATTCAACAAGGCTTCTTTTGGTATTGACACCAAAGACTACGAGTACATCAAATTAGCAGAAGTGGCAAAGGCTTCTTCACCGGATGAGATTCACCCTATCAATGGGTTGTACGTTCACGGTTCGGCTTTGGGTGATTCACCTGTAGTTATTGACGTACATGCTAAGAAGTTGGTAAATATACCGAAACACATGGGTGAGACATTCCGTGAGATTTTAGCAGACACAGAAGCTGTCCAAGCAATTAAGGACGGTAAGGTAGGTTATACAATCTATACTTACGAATCACACGCTAAGACCTGTTACGGTATCAATTTCGTTGATATTAAGTAGTATTGAATTTTCACACATAGGGTACGCTTATTTTTAGGTGTACCCTTTAATTTTAAGTAGTTATGAGTAAAAATCCGATCGGCTTTAGCAGTAGGACTTTTTCGTTCAACAAAGCCGTAATTAAGCAAAGAATCATCGAAGCAAAGATGAGTTCGCCCGAATACAGAGCCGAGATAAGAAGAATATTTCAACAGGCAAACAGACGTATTCAGAACATCGAATCAAAGGGACTTGTGTCACCCGCTGTGATGGCGTTAAACAAGGGTGATATAAAGGGCTTCACAAAGTTTTCAATGAAGCACGATTGGGAAGACCTAAAAGCAGAGTACGCAAAGGCGGTTGGGTTCTTACGACAGCCTACATCAACCGCTACAGGTGTGCGAGAGTACAACAAGCACCTTATGGATGCCTATGACCTTACAGAAGACGAATTTAATTTGATGTCTGACAAGATACAGGAAAAGTTCTTGTCTGTATCTGATGAAAACTTTGTGGAACAGTACTTAATGAGGTACAAGGATTTCACAGGCGAACTTGAAACAGAAGCCGCAGATGTTTCTGATCAAATAGAAACGGATGCCGAACGGTTACAACAAGCTATTGAGCAAGAATTGGAAAAAGACGCTCAAAATGCGTTGGACTTTGCCAACAGTATTAAAAGTGGAGTAATGAGCACTTTAAAGAAATTCGGTCTATAATGAAAAAGAAAAAGAATTTTTGTTTGCACGGTGAAGTCTATTCACCAAAAGATATAATAACCGTCCTTAACATGGCGGTCGATGAATCGTGTTTGCGTGGAAATAACAAGAAACAAAAGTTCTTTGATATTCCTGTCAGTTTCGATATAGAAACAACTTCTTTCTACAAGAATGGTGATGAATATCTATCCTATAAGCAGTACATCAAATTAGGTGTAAAGTTGGAAAAGTGTTCGTGTATGTATGTTTGGCAATTTGGAATAAACGGCTATTGTGTTGTGGGTCGTACTTGGGACGAATTTACACAGATGATGGAAACAATTTCTAAATACTTGCAGTTATCAGAAAACAGGCGTTTGATAGTGTACGTTCACAACTTGGCGTATGAGTTCCAATTCATCAGACAACGTTTTACGTGGAACAAAGTCTTTTCAATAGACCTAAGAAAACCGATTTACGCCATCACAGAATCGGGTATCGAATTTCGTTGCAGCTATCTTTTGTCGGGCTATTCCTTGGCAAAGTTGGGCGGTCAACTTATGAAGTACAAATGCGAAAAGATGGTGGGCGACTTAGATTATTCTCTGTTGAGACACAGTAAGACACCACTCACAGAAAAAGAAATGGGCTATTGCCTTAATGACGTTAAAGTGGTGATGTGTTATATACAGGAAATGATAGAGCGCTACAAGGGAATAACACATTTACCGATCACCAAAACAGGCTTTGTTAGAAAGTACTGTCGTAAACATTGTTTGTATTGTGAAGACGAATTCGGGAAGACCGTGCAAAATTGGTCTTACATAAACACGATTCACGACCTAAACATAAGCGGTGTTGATGAGTTCAACACGTTGCAAAGGGCTTTTAGTGGTGGCTTTACGCACGCAAATGCAAACCACACAGACGATGTTATGACGGAAGTCAGCAGTTACGATTTTACAAGCAGTTATCCTTATGTGATGGTAGCAGAACAATTCCCTATGAGTTCGGGTGTACACGTACAAGTAAAAAGCAAGAAGCAGTTTGAATTTTTCCTGTCTGCTTACTGTTGCGTCTTCGACATCGAATTTACAAAGATAATGAGTTCGCAGATACAGGACACACCCTTGTCTGTTTCCAAATGCTTCTATAAAGAAAACGTGGTGGAAAACAACGGACGTGTTTTTTCGGCTGACAAAGTGGTAACAACTATCACGAATGTTGACTACAACGTATTTAAAATGTTCTACACTTGGAAAGATGAAAAGGTGATAGATATGTGGTGCTACAAAAAGGCGTATTTACCAACAGAGTTCGTAAAATCAATTCTTCACCTGTATGCAAAAAAGACAACTTTAAAGGGCGTAAAAGGAAAAGAAGTGGAATATCTCAACAGTAAGGAAATGCTAAACAGTTGTTACGGTATGTGTGTAACAAATCCTTTGCGTGATGAATTTACTTATAACGGTGAATGGGACGTAACACACCTAACATCGGACAAGATAAATGAAACCTTGGTGAAGTACAATGACAGTCGCAACAGATTCCTGTTTTACCCTTGGGGTGTGTTTGTAACCGCTTATGCAAGAAGAAACCTGTTTACAGGTATTTATGAATGTGGTAACGATTACATATATTCGGATACCGATTCCGTCAAATTGCAGAATGGAGAAGCACATGCACAGTACTTCAAGGAATATAACACGATGGTAGAATATAAGTTAAGACAGGCTGCAAAATATCATAAGATAGACTTTGAACTCTTTGAGCCAAAAACCATAAAGGGCGTTAACAAGTTGATGGGTGTTTGGGACTTTGAGGGTGTTTACAGTCGCTTTAAGACACTTGGGGCAAAACGTTATATGGTTGAAGAAGAAGATGCTTTGACCGTTGGCGGTAAAAGTTACCCTGTATCTCTGACAGTAAGCGGTGTTAATAAGACAAGTACTATTCCGTGGTTACTTGAAACTTACGGACAGGACGGAATCTTTGAAGCATTCACGAACTATCTGTCGATACCGCCACAGGCTACAGGAAAGAATATTCACACCTATATTGACTATGAGCAACAAGGCGTGTTGACTGACTACAGGGGAGAACAGGGAGAGTTCCACGAACTTTCGGGCGTGCATCTTGAAGCAACAGGTTATTCGCTTTCGTTGTCTGTTATGTATTTAAACTTTTTAATGGGTATCAAATTTAAAGATTAAAGATATGATTGGAAAGAAAAGTAAAAAACCACAGTATTACAGTCTGTCAGCTATTCTTGAAAAGAATGCTGATTACAACATCATTTTCGGTGAACGTTCCAACGGTAAGACTTATGCGTGTTTGGCGTATATGATCATCAACTACGTTGAAACAGGTGAACAAAGTGCATACGTCAGACGATGGCGTGAAGACTTGAGGGGAAAACGTGCAGAATCTCTATTTGCGGGTCACGTTGCCAACGGATTTGTGTCACAGGTAACGAATGGTAAGTACAACGAAGTATTTTATTTATCGGGTAAATGGTTCTTGTCTTACTACGATAGCAACAAGGGAAAACGCTTCCCTGATGATAAGCCGTTTTGTTATGGCTTTTGCCTGTCAGAACAGGAACACGACAAGTCAACAAGTTACCCTATGATAACCACGGTAGTATTTGATGAGTTTATCACAAGGCGTTATTATTTGCCTGATGAATTTATGCTCTTTATGAACGTACTTAGTACGATCATCCGAAACCGTTCCAACGTCCGAGTATTCATGCTTGGTAACACGGTTAACAAGTTCTGTCCGTACTTTGGTGAAATGGGTCTGAATAACATACAGTCGATGCCACAGGGAAACATAGACCTGTATCGGTTCGGTGAAGATGGCGCAACGGTGGCGGTGGAATACTGCGACACCTTGGAAAAGGAAAAACCGTCTAACAAGTACTTCTGCTTTGGCAATGAGGCTTTGCAGATGATTACAGGAGGAAAATGGGAATTAGCAGTATATCCGCACCTTCCAAAGAAGTACAAGCCAAAGGACGTGCTTTTCACTTACTTCATAGAGTTTAACGGTACGGTGTTACAGGCAAATATCATACAGGTTGACGATGAGTGCTTCACCTACATTCACGCCAAAACGACACCTATCAAGGACACCGACAACAGTCTGATTTATTCGCTTGCGATGAACGGAAAACCGAACTACAAAAGAAAGTTGATAAGTACGGCGACAGAACTTGAAGCCAAGGTCGCCCGATTCTTTGCTATCGATAAGGTTTTCTATCAGAACAACGAAATCGGTGAAATTGTCCGTAATTATATAATGACAAGCGCAAAAAATAATATTTTGAGCGTTAAATAATGTAAATCTTGCGGAGATACGAATATTTATTCGTATCTTTGCAACAGATTTAAAATAATAAGAAATTATGAGTATAGACGAACTTACATCGTTAATAAGTAACGTTGGTTTTCCGATTGCGGTATGTGTCGCTCTGTTTTATTTTATGATGAAACAGGAAGACAAGCACAAAGACGAAACCGACAAGTTAAGTGCTACTGTTGAAGCAAACACTAAAGTTTTGACGGAACTTTGCACATTAATTAAAACTTTGTTAAAATGAAAAAATTAGATAATATATATACGCATTACCAAGCACAGGTGAAGACAAAGGACGTAGCCGTAACTTCCTTTATTGAGCATACTTTGGCTATCACTCAGTCAATGTTCAAGTACGATGGTCTTCCCGAAACGATTCCACAGGTTGAACTTGAACGCCTGTTACAGGAGAGTGGAAACTGTGCTATAGCAAAGGTTGGTAAAGACTTGTACGCCCTTGGTGGTTCTACAGGTGGCGAACTTGACGCATACGGACGACCGCTTGACTACATTGTGGCAAATCCTTGGTTAAAGTTGAACAAGACATACAGAATCGGTTCTGATTGCGTACTTATGAAGAATGACACCAACGGTCAAAGCCTGTTACCGATCATCGGCAAATTTGCGGTTCTATACACAGACGGTCTTATTTCGTTGAACACGGCTTCGATTCTGACAAGAATCACTATGCTTATAAGTGCTTCTGATGACAAGACCAAACAGAGTGCGGACGAGTTCTTGAAAAAGATTCTTGACGGTGACTTTTCGGTAATCGGTGAAAACAGTTTCTTCAAGGGCGTGTCAATGCAGACCGCCAACGTTTCAAACAGTCAGTATATAACACAGTTGGTGGAACTAGTACAATACTACAGGGCTTCAATGCTTAACGAACTTGGCTTGAACGCCAACTACAATATGAAACGTGAGCGTTTGAATCTTGGTGAAGTTTCAATGAACGTGGACGTTCTTCTGCCTTATGTAGAAAATATGCTGACAAGCAGACGTGATGCTCTCGCACAGGTAAATGAAATGTTCGGAACTGAAATCACCGTGGATTTAAATTCTTCATGGAAATTGGAACATGAAAACTTCTTGGCGTTGTCAAGGGACATCGAAAATGTTGAAACTTCTGAAACAGAAGAAACAGAAGAAAATTCTGAAACAGAAGAAAATTCTGAAACAGAAGAAACTTCTGAAACAGAAGAAACAGAAGAAAAGAAAGAAACTTCTGAAACAGAAGAAACAGAAGAAAAGAAAGAAACTTCTGAAACAGAAGAAAAGAAAGAAACTTCTGAAACAGAAGAAACAGAAGAAACTTAATTCGTATTGACTATGTTATTTAAAGAATTATTCATAGGTGAAAACCAACTTTTTGGGGTAATCTTCAAACAGAGATACCCCGAAATTTACGCTGAGATATTTGGTGAAACTAAGCCTGATGCCTTTGCTTTGGTTAAGTTCGGAAACAGAACGGTTCTTGATTCATTCACAGAAACCAACTGCAAAGACTTCATAGGTGCGGTTCTTGATATGTGTGTAGATACGTTCAAAAGTCAGTTCGAAGTCTTCACTAAGAAGTACGATTTTCTAAAACCTGTGCTTCAAAGTACTTCTTCCGACAAGACCGTGACAGTATCGGAATCCAACACGGACGGAATCACAAAGAGTGATAAAGCATTCAATGATGATGTTTTCAAGGACGATTCCAAAGAAGACAAGACAGAAGCCAAAAATCGGACTGAAACGGAAACAAATATAGTTGAACGTGCTGGATTCAATGGTAACGTAACACAGGCTATGCTAGACGAATACCGTGCCCGATTGATGAACGTCCGTGAAGACATCATCAACACTTTAGTAAGTTATTTAACATTAAGTATTTATCAATAATTAATTATTTTTAAAATGGAAGTAAAACAGATTTTTACACTGATTAATTCAGTAAGTGGTGAGGTTCTCGGTAAGACCGACATCGTAAAAGAAGACCTTACAGGAGTTGTAGACCTTGGTACAGAAGTATTCAATCAAGGTGCTGTAGATAACTACGTAAAGTCACTTGTAAACCACATAGGTAAGGTGATTTTCGTTAACCGCCCTTATGCCGGAAAGATTCCGTCTGTGTTGATGGATAAATGGGAATTTGGTTCTGTATTGGAAAAGATTTCAGCAGACGTTCCACAGGCTACAGAGAACGACACTTGGAATCTTACAGACGGTCAAGAGTACAAACAGGACATTTTCCACAAGCCTGTTGTGTCTGCTAAGTTCTTCAACTCTAAGGTAACTTTTGAAGTTCCTGTTTCTATCACAGAACGACAGGTAAAGGAATCTTTCAGCAGCGCAGAACAGTTGAACGGCTTCCTGTCTATGATTTACTCAGCGGTTGAGAAGTCAATGACTATCAAGACAGACGCACTTATTATGCGTACTATCAATAACATGATCGGTGAAACTTTGTTTGCAGACACTGCAGCATTTACACAGTCGGCAAAAGCCGTGAACTATGGTTCAGCTTCTACAGTACGTTGCGTGAATCTGCTGTATCTCTACAACCAAGCAAAGGGCGCAACTTTGACAGCTGACAAGTGTCTGACAGATGGCGATTTCATTCGCTTTGCATCTTATCAAATGGGCTTGTACGCAGACCGCTTGCAGTCTATCTCTACACTCTTTAACGTTGGTGGTAAGGAACGTTTCACCCCGAAGGATTCGCTTCACACCGTCCTGTTGTCTGACTTTGCAAAGGGTGCGCAGGCGTACTTGTATGCAGACACCTACAACAAGGAACAAGTTCTTTTGCCAAACGCTGAAACAGTCGCTTCTTGGCAAGGTACAGGAAAGGACTACGGATTTGCCCATACTTCGGCTATCGACATAAAGACAAGCGGAGATCACGACATCAAAATAGGTGGTGTGCTTGGTGTGATGTTTGACCGTGACGCACTCGGTGTTTGCAATCTTGACAAGCGTGTAACTACCAACTACAACGCTAAGGCAGAGTTCTTCAACAACTATTACAAGTTCGATGCCGGTTACTTCAACGACACCAACGAAAACTTTGTAGTGTTCTTCGTTGCCTAATTTGGACGGTGGCGCATTATTACGGTGTGCCACCGTTTTTACTTTAAATTTGATTTGTTATGTTAGTATTAAAAAGGATATTCCAAAATGACAAATACACTATTGGTAAATTATATGATGGTGATACTTACCTGTGTGATACTCTTGAGCCGCCTAAGAATGTAAACCACCCATGTATTGATAAGGGAACGTATAGAATCAGGTATCAGTATTCAAACAAGTTTGGAAGAAAAATGCCGTTCTTGTTGCAAGTAAACGGACGTGTTGGTATTATGATCCATTCGGGTAATTACCCAAAGGACACACAGGGATGTATCTTGGTAGGACGTAACCTTGCAAAGGGTTCTGTTTCAAATTCAAAGCAGACGTTTCAGAACGTGAATGCAATCATTCAAGGAATCGTGAATTTGCACGGTTCTATAACTATAACGGTACAATAGTATGAATATTCTGTTTTATAAATACAAGGGCGTACGCAACAAGATAAACAAGGTTCTTGGCGACCCTGTTACTATCACAGGAAAGATTTCAGAAATGGACTTCTTAACGCCTGTTATTTGCGTGCGTGGTAAGGTCGATGGCTTTACGATGTGTTACGTTGAATCAATAGGGCGTTATTACTTTATTGATTCCGTAAGATATGACGGTGACAAGGCTTATTTGTTTTTGTCCTGTGATCCTATCACTACATTCAAAGATCAGATTCTTGAAGCAACAGGCGAGATTTACGCCACCGATTCGCCACATAAGTACGATGGTGACTACAAGCCTGTCTGTGATGTGAGAACACAGAAAGAAAGGATTCCGTTCCCTTTGAATGAATTAACGGACGATGGTTCGATTGTTATGATAACGATTAAAGGTAATAGATAATGGCTTCTACATACAATTTAACTTACACTTATACACGTTGTACGAATAACGGTTCAAGTGATACATATACAAACGACTTTGTTACCTATTCGGTGTTAAAAGCCAAAGCAGTTGACGGTTGTTATTTTGTAGAAAATGACGGTTCAAATAACTTCTTTATCTACAACGGAAATCAAACTTTTGCACTTGATTTTACAAAAGTTTCAAGTGCTGATGACCAAAAAGTTATTGATGGCGAATTAACAGGTATCACAAGCGATGGTAAGTATTGTTGCAGACGACTTCGTTTAAATGAAAATATTACAGGCGATATTCAAGTAACACTTAACGCCACAGGTGGTTCGCCTGTTTATCATTTAGCAGTCACAAACAACGTTCAACATACCACGTACAAAACAGAAGTACGGGGCGACAACACGGTAATAACTTTGACCTGTGATAAGGGTTTTACCTTTGACGGTGTGCCGACCGTAACTTATGGCGCTGACCCCGAAGACCCGTTCTCAGAATCCACAACGGAAAATATGACAGTTTCGGGTAACGTTGCAACATTCACCCTTGCTACCGCTTCTTATGGTGGCTTTGCTACCTTGGACGGTAACACCAAAGCGAGTGAACCGCCAACACCGCCAACACCTACAGACCCAACGGTGACGAACAACATCACAGACGCTACAGAATCACATACCGTTGCGGGTTCTTCTGTGACTGTGAAACTGTCTTCTAAAAAGGTGATGCTGAACGTGTCCTGTGCCTACGTTGCCAAAGATGGAAGCAACAAGAATGTACCTGTAACTGTTAAAGTTGTGATCAATGACGTTGCAGACACGGACACGGCTACGTCAAACGCTTCTGTTACTTTGACAGATGCCGATTTCACCCACCCGATAGTTATCACAGGCGAAACAAAACAGGCTATGCGAATAGACTACAATTTGTCGGGGTGTACGCCTGTAACAAAGCCTACATACTGTTTTGTAGGTGAACAGCTTACCATCACGTTAAATGCTGATAGTGGAAATATCTTTGATGATGAGCCAAAGTGTACCATAACAGGATATAACACTTTAACAGGTGGTCGTGTAATGCAAATGACTATAAGTGGAGACAAATTAACTGCAACGGGTACAATAACACCAACTGTCGGGACTGTAGACGCTGACGACTGGTATATCGTTGTTGATGCTGTGGCTAACCCTCAGTCAACACCGACAAAGAAGTATGGTTTTATAAATGCTTATGTGTTGAATGAGCAGAATCTCGAAGACTTTGCAACAGCCCGATTTGTACCATACACAGGTGATTCGGCAAGTACGAAAGACGACCCGATTTCTTACGACCTTGGCGACTACGTGAACAGGGTGAAAAGATTCTTCTTCCCTGTTGAAAAAGGTTCTACGTCAAAACTTATGTGTGGTAATTTCCAAGTAAATACAAACGTCTTCAATTTGGCTTCTGATACAAAGGTGATTTCATTCGGTTCTGTTAACATTCCAAATGTTACAAAAAGTACGGCTGACTATGACACAGAATTGAATATGTTTGTGCCATTCTTGGGTCTTGTTTCGTTGCCTGTTGACCTTATAGGGCAAACAGTTGCACTTGAAATGAGGGTTAACTTACTTGGTGGAAGTGGTGTTTATGTATTGACATGTGAAGATAGAATCGTGTGGACTGATGAAGTGAAACCGTGTACGGATGTTCTCTTCAGAACTCAGAAACAAGAAGTGAAAGTGCTTGGCGGTTCTAACTTCGATTCAACATATCTTATGGGCTTCACGCCTTATATCATTCTGCAAAAGAAGACTATCACAAACATAGGTGTTGAAACCGCTTCTTCACGTCTGACTAAGGTTAAAGATGTTGTAGGTTTTACAAAGTTGGTGAACGTCAAATTTGAAGACACTTCAAATATGTTGATGGACGATGTTAACAATATTATAAACATTTTGCGCAACGGCTTCACCTTATAGAATAAGCCCTGTGCCCTTATTAGACCCTGTGTGGTGCTGTTGCCCACAGGGTCTTTTTTAATGCCCTGTAGGTGGCTTGTTTGGCTTCTGTGGCGATGGTGGC